CCTTGGAACTCCTGAGACGACGCAACGAAATCCAGCGCCGCATCACGGATATTCGGGTAAACGGCATTGACCAACAGGAAATGCGGGAACGAGAAGAAGCATCCCAGTCATATGCTGGAGAAAATCCACAGCATTTTGAATCCTACGTCCAGGACTGCATCGACCAATCCGTAAAGGCCAACAAGGACATCCGCGAAATCCAGATGCATTGCTACCGCACCTACCTGGAAAATGAGCCAGTCAATTACGGAAGGAAAGAAGCCTGGCAATCGCGTATCATCGTCCCCAAGCCATTCGGCACCGTGCAATACGGCGCATCCGCCGTTAAAAGGGCCTTTACACCAAAATTCCTTTCCGTTTCCAATTTCAAGAACAAACCCGCGGGCGAATTCTGGCAGAAAATGGTGGAATATCAGCTCAACGAACAACATGCCCAGTTTGTCATCCGGTTTACCGACGCCACCACCATGGCCCTGGCCGTGGGTATCAGCATGGAAATGATTCCCCAGTGGATTCCCGGACGCGGTTTGTCCATTGCACTCATTGAACCATGGAAGATCCACCGCGACCCGGATGCCGCCCCGCGTGACCCGCAAAGCGGTTTGTACTGGGTGCATCAGGAATGGCTGGACTGGCACGTTCTGAAAGCAGGCGAACAAGCCGGGAAATACGAAAATGTTGACCGTATCCGCCAGTCGGAACAGGCAATGCCCGACAATCCCTGGCTGACGCAGGAATCCATCGCCAAAAGAAAAAACATGGTTTGGGAGCGCTCCAGTTATCGTCCGATGTACCTGACTTCGGAATTTTACGGCACCATCCTTTCTCCCAAGGGTGAAATGTTATTGCCGCTGGCCAGACTGACCACCGCCGCCGGACGCATTATCCAGAAACCGCAAAACGTTTCCTACCGGTATATGCGTTGGCCGGGCATTGCCTTTTCACCCATGCCCGACTTGCTGAAATTCAACGGCCGCGGATTGCTGGAAGGCATCATGTCCACCTGGGAAGCCATGAACAACATGATGTGTCTGCATCAGGACTATATGCAATGGGTGGTTAATCCCATGACCGAAATCAACGTGGACGCCCTTGTCGATCCCGCCGACGTCGAGACCTATCCCGGAAAGGAATACCTGACACGGGACACCATCGCGGGGCAGCAGGCGGTGCGCACCGTTCAGCGACGCAGCAACACCAACGACATCCTGGCCAACATGCAGTACCATGACCAGAACTATCAACGCGGCTCATTCGTGCCGGACGCCGTACAGGGTTTGCCCGGCTACCGCAAAGACATGACCTTCCGCGAGGCGTCGCAGAACCTTGACCAGGCGCTGGGCGTTTATAGCCTGATGGGCGAGAATATCGAAACCGGCGCTATTTACATGATCCAGGCAGCCAGTGAATTCATCCGGCGTTACGCCACCTGGCAGGATTACGCCGAAATCTTCCAACCGGAAGAATTGCAGCAACTAGGCATTATGCCTAACGCCAACATGCCCAATGGCATTGCTGGCGTCCCGGAAATAGACGGCTCCTTCCACGTATCCGGCATCCAGACATTGATGAAAGACAACGAAACCCTGGCGAACATTAAAAACATCATCATTCCACTGGCAAACAACCCGGCCTTTGCGCCCTACATCAATCCCTATCGTGCGCTCAAGGCGATTGAGATACGCACCAACATGAAAGATGAAAAAATCATTGCCGCGGAAGACGAAGCCAAAGCCATTGAGGCTCAGAATCAAATGAAAACTCAGGAACAAGAGCAGGCCATTCGTGACGCACAGGATTTACAGGCCGCACATGGAATCGCTGATTTAAGCAACAAAATGACGCCACAGTCCGCACCGGCGTAACCACAGGAGAAGAAAGAATAATGGAACAAGGGGCCAAAATCGATATTGCCACCCTTCAGCCGCTGGAAAAAGTGCAGGAACAGCGCGAACAAGAACGGACGGCAAAAGAAATCGAACGATTACGGAAAAACGCGGAATATCGCGGAATCGCGGACAGCCAGCCGGGGATGCAATTCATCACGATTATCGTCTTGAAACTGGAAGACCGTGTCCGGCAACTCATCACCTGCGACCCGGAAGCGAAAGCCTATATGGGCATCCTGTCCGATATTGGCGTCAAAGAAGACCTGGCCCGGAAAGCCGTCGCCAGATTAACGGAAATGAAGATTACTCACGGCTCATAACGTGAGACGATAGAAGACATATAACAGCACGCCATCCTGATCAGATGGACAGCAATTAAAAGAGGCGCATGTCGGCAGCCGACGTCGATATGTTGCCTCTTTTTTTTGCGCAAAAAGCATTCATCGCCTCTCCGGCGTTGAAAATAAAACCGGCCCCGCAAGGACTACGCCGGACAAGGAGAAAAATAAATGGAGAAACAAGAGCAGACCACGCAAAGCAAGGATCTGGATTCCATCATCAAGGAAGGTTTGCAGCAATTCGATATTCCTGCCGACGAACCTGCGGACTCCGATCAGGTTGCAAGCCCTGCAAGCGACGACAAGGCCGGAAACGCGGAACCAGCCGCCCCGGGTGACGAAACCAAACCATTCCGTTTTAAAGGGCACGCGGAAGCCGAAGAAGGGTATCGCAATGCCGAACGCAAAATCACACAACTATCCGAGGAAGTGAAGGCGTTAAACACACGCCTGACCAGTCAGGAAGTTGAACAGAAGCGCAAGGAAAAGGAAGAAGCGGTCAGCGCGGAGTTTGAGGCGCAAGCCCTTGATATGCGGATAAAACTTCTGGATGAAATCGACGCACTCGATCCGGACGATGCGGAATACCGCAAGAAAGTGGCGCATGCCCAGGCCAGAACAGACCTGGCCATTGCCCACGCCGCCCGGAAGATGGGCGTAACGATTCCAACACAGGAAGCACCGGCCGCCCCGCAACCAGCCTCTGCCGAAACCCAACCAAACCCGGAAACCAATCCGGAAGAAAACGCAACGGACGCCAGAGCCTATGTCCGGGACAAAATCATCAGCGCCGAACACGGCTTGAATGCGGATGATCCGTATTTCTGGATGATTGCCCAATCCACGCCGGTACAAGATGAGAAAGGACAGCCTTTAACGCTTGATCAGCAGATCGGCTGGGCTGTCACGCAGACCAAGAACTATCACGCCAAAATATTAGGCCAAAGCCAAGCAGCCGGGAAACAGGCCGAAAACGCCGCCCGTGCCGAAATGCCGATGGGCCGATCCTCCAGTGGTTCGCCGCCGGGGGCGCAAGCGGGCAAAAATGACAGCCCGGTCAGCCTCAATGATGCGTTGGACAAGGCCATGAATTTCCGGCGTCTTTAACCAACCATAAAGGAGCAATACGATCATGGGAGAAACATTTTCATGGGCATTCGATGCAGCAAGCGGAGTTTATAAAAGTCATGCACTTTCCGGCAAGCTACTGGAACTGGCCGCCCTGGACTTTAAAGTAGTTCCATTCACCAAAAAAATAACGGGATACGGCAAGCGTCAGGGTCAGACCGTAACGCTTCCCTACTACAAAACCATTAGCGAACCGACATCCGCCGAGCTCGAAGAACAGACCCGCATCCCCATCGACAAGCTGGAGATGGGCACCTATGCCATCACCATCAAGGAATGGGGCCGGGGCGTTGAATTCACATCCCTGGCGGAAGACCTATCCGTTTTAAGCCCGAACGAAGGAGCGCAGAAGCGTTTGAAAGATCAGATGGCGCTGTGCATGGATACCGCAGCGGCCGCCGCATTTACCGGAACCAACGCCAAAGTGACCTTTATTCCCACGTCGCTGACCGGCGGCACCTGGGACACGGACGGGACACCTTCCACCATGGCCACCTACAACGTCACCCGCGACCACCTGGGATGTATCCGGGATTACCTGGCCAACACCCTGCACACACCTTTTTACGGTTCGAAAGACCATTACATCGGACTTTTCGCCACCAAAGCACTGCGCGGCTTGAAGAATGACCGCGTCCTTCTGGCGTTCAACATGTATCTCCAGAAAGGCGATATCGTCTACAACAACGAAGTCGGCATGGTCGAGAATATCCGCCTTATCGAAATCAACCACGAAAACGCCCTGTCTGACGGTGTCGGCACCGGCTCTGTGCTGGGCGAAGGCGTCGTGTTTGGCGAGGATGCCGTCGGCCGTCTGGAAATCGAATATCCGCATTTACGCGCGGACCTGAATTTCCAGTCTGATTTCGGGCGCAGAAAAGCCGTTGTCTGGTATGGCACGGTTGCCTTTGACGTCATGTTCCAGTCGGCCACCGACCGGGAATGCCGCATCGTCAAAGTGACCAGCGCGTAAATAATACCCGTAGGGGCGAATCATGATTCGCCCCTACGGGAACAAAAACACATTAAAACAAAAGGAGAATAAAACCATGTTAGAACAAGGAACCATATGCCTTCCGGCAAATGTTTACATCGACTACGACGACACCCTGGGTGTTGACTGCGATCAGTCGCCTGCGGATGTTGTCTCTTTCATCGTCCCGTTCAAATGCAAACTCAAATATGTGGGGTGCACCGTAACCGAAACCTGTGCCGGGGGAACCACCACGCCGGAGTTCGATTTCGATTTGCGGCCGACGGCGGGCTCCGACACCAACCGCGGATCGGCCGATCTAGGCCACCTGGTGCTTTCGACCACCGCCGCCGGTAAAGTCATGTACGACAAAGTGGCGGAAGGCACTATTCTTACGCCCGGCGAGGAAATTGTCGGGGAACTGAAGGTTGCAGCAACCGGAACCAGCAAAGCCGGGCATGTCCGCCCGTTTGTGATTGTGGAACCGCTGGCGGAAACAATGGCCAATCTGACCGACATGGTCGAAACGGCCTAATATCAACGTGCGTAGGGGCAAAAGATTCTCGCTCCTGCACACTGAAAGAAAGAGAGGAAAAATAAAATGTCTGCATTAGCCTCATCGGATGTCACCGTAACCATATCCGCCGGAGATCGTAATATCGCGGGTGGTGCGGCCTTTAAAAACGTATCCATGGCGTCAATTACCTTTGGCACCGGCGTCCTCACCTACCCGACGGGCGGCATACCCATGCCCGCCATCGGCTCATTCGGGTTTCATAAGGAAATCCAGTTTGTTGCCATTGAACAGCCGCCCGCCAACGGATTTGTGTATAAGTTCGACCGGTCCAACCATAAACTGAAAATCTTTACTCAGGGCATGACCACCGGTTCAACCACCGCCGCCGATTCCTCAACCGGCGCACTGATTGAGAATTCCGCCGCAGCGGAAACCGTAGCCCGGTTGATGGGAACGGCGGTAGACACCACTTATGACCTGGGCGCGATGATCGAACTGCCTTCGACGATTGCGCCCGCCTCCGTCACGCTGAAAATGCTGATGATTGGAGAATAACAGGGGCGTCCGTATTCCGTAGGGGCGAATGATTATTCGCCCTTACGGATACCCTGCATGAAAACAAAAAAAGGAGAGAATTTTTATGCCTCAAAAACTTTATGTAAAGCAGCCGGACGGAACCAGCAAGGCGGTTTATGTCCATCGTTCATGGCAGGATATTTCAGGAAAGCAGATCTTTCTGCATCATGACGGAACTTACGGCGACAAATCCGGGAATCCTATCCGCAACCTTTCCGACCTCAATATCCTTCCCGCCGCACACCGCAAAGTCGCAGAATCCTGGTGGAGCCGCATTGGCAGAGAAAAAGCGGAAGACCATTACCAGACCATCGCCGAAAAAGAAGCGGCTATTGCCGGAGATTTTCAAGAACAACTGGCCGCGGAAGAAGTGAACACGGCTCTGGATAGCGTCCTGTATGCGCGCAAACCGCAGGGGAAGAAAGGCGCAGCCATCGGATCGCCGAAATCATGGCTGGAATATGGTTTCGGAAAACGTCCCGACTGGTGGGGTCAGGCCAATGAAATCACATTTAACGATTTTACCTATGTGATTTTCAAAGAAACCCCGACACAGGAAAAGGATAACGCTCCCGCACCCCCGGCGGAAACGAATTAACGGGGAAAATCATGCCGGACCCAGTAAATATTCTTTTTGATTGCCAATTTGAAGGAACTTTTGCTGATTCAGTCAATGGAATATTGCCGACTTCCATTGGGGATGGAATCGAACTGGAAAGCAGCACAAGGATGTTTGGTTCAGGATGTTGCAAACAGACGGGTTTCAGCACAGAACCGGAAACCTTGTTTTCTGACGGCGTTACATTAAGTAACGCGCAATCCGCGATACATTTGCCGCATCATTACGGCCCGATATCGTTTGATTACGATGCCATGACGCTATCCTGGGGTGATGAAGCCACACCAGTTTCAATCACAGGGGATGGCACTTACACACTAGCGTATAACGATGACCCGACAGAAACAATCGATGCAACCGTGGATGTCAGTGAACTTCCTGGCGCTTCTGAATCGCACGATCCGGTTTATCTGGAAGGCACATACTTAGTCTATACGCCAACAGCGGAATTGATCACCGCTTTAAAGGTAAATGGCTTTACAGCATCCATGTTCCAACAAAATAATCAAGCATACACGCCACCAGTAGGGGATACAATACCTGCGAATACTACATACCACACGGCCCTGGTGTTTGAAAAAGTAACGGGCGGACATAATTTCTATATGTTTGTTCAAGGGATATTGCAGGCGCCAACGCAATTGGTCCCGGACCTTTACACAGATACAATGATTGCATTTGCCTTCAGACCATTGCTGTGTTTTTCATGGTTGGACTCATTCCAGGTTATCGAAGGAGCTTTGTGGACTGAAAATTTTACTCCCCCCAGTTCCGGGTTTGGTGAAGGCGAAGAAGAAACCGTCATCGAGACCGACCCCTGTTCGGATGAGACCTATGCCGGATTTGTCGCACATGGCGAAATCGTTACCAAACCCGGCACGCTGACCCGTCGCGGATTCTGTTATGTAGAAGGAGACGCCATCCCGACGATTGCCGATTCCGTCGAAGATGAAGACGGAGACTTTCCAGCCGGTGAATATTCCCTGACCATTTCAGGATTGCCGCCCGATAAATTCTATAATGTTTGCGCGTTTTTACAGTCAGGCGTTGATATTGATTATGCCGCAACAACAACGACCGGCCATACCCTTGCCTTGATCGTCAGCGTCATGGCCTGCACGTTGGCGACCATCAACAGCGTCACAGCCAACGGAAAAATCAGCACACAAAGCACGCTTACCACCCTGAGACGCGGGTTTTGTTATATGGCCGGAACAGGAGACCCCACCACATCCGATACCGTTGTAGATGAGGATGGAGATTTTGAACCCGGAGAATACTCCCTTTCCATTACCGGGCTATCAACCGCAACGCTCTATAGTCTCCGCGCGTTTCTGGAAGACGGAAACAGCAATATTTATTACAGCGAAACCATTACTTTACGAACCCTGTCTGTATCATCCGGCGAAGACGAAGAAGAAGGAGAAGGCGAAGAAGGCGCAATCACTTCCGATACCGTGCGCCATTGTCCTGCTTGCGGAGAGGTGTTTATCGAAGACCCTGTCATGCTGACCGGAGAAAATTGCTGTCCGAAGTGCGGAAGCAACATGAGCGATCGAGAATAAGGAGAAACCAGAATGAAAGGAGGCACCCCATGATCGGAAAAATGCTGACCAGGCAGTTTTTACAGGCAATTGATACGATGGCAATGGATACCGAATACGCCACACAGTTCAAAACGTATGAATGCCTGGATATGGCCGCGGGAATCTTCTTTCGGGAAACCAGATTATTGCACAGGTCGGTGGAGATCAAGACCTTGGCCGGACAGCAAAGCTATAACCTGCCGGCCGATTTTATCGACCTGTATATTCAGGATTCATCCGGCCGCTACGCCGTCCGGTATGACGACGGGACCACGCAATCCTACCCGGCCCTGCGCCAGTATGACGACATCTTTCTGGACAACCGAACCGACCGGAAAGACTATCCTGATTACTTTGCCGTGACCGAAATCAGCCCGGATGACGTTCCGACACTGATTTCCGGAACGGCGTCTTCCGCCGGGACCGCATCCGGCGGGCGTTCAGTTCTGGAAGACACCACAAAGAATTTTGTCACGTTAAACGTCCAACCCCGCGACATGATCGGGAACGACACGGATGCATCCGTCGGCATCGTTTTGGATGTTGTGTCGACCACCAAGCTGGGTGTGGATCTGTTTGAAGGGACAAAAAACGCCTGGACGAAATCGGATGCCTATTCCATCCGGTCGGCCATCCGGCAAAAAATGATTTTGTCCGACCCGCCACTCACCAGCGATTACGTGATCACCGTGCCCTATGTCTGCCTTCCCGCGCCCGTCTATTGGGATTACGGCGTCTGGCCAATTTCCGACACATCCTGCCGCGCCATTGCCGACGGCGCCGCGTCATTATTCAAGACCGGAAAAATGGAATACGTCGAAGCCAAGGCATTAAGCAGCCTGTTTGCCGATGAAATCCGCAGAATCAAAATGGAAATGGGAATGCGTCATCTGAAACAAGGAACAGGACGACACAGGAGGCGTTATTTCTAATGTCGCATGAAGAAACCAAACGCCCGATCGTGAATATGGATTTTCATGGAACATGGACGCCCGGCGCGTCCGCGTTAATGGCCGGGGCAAAAAACTTTCATGATATCTGCAATCAAATGCCGTGTGATAACGGACTGGAAGGCGTTCCCGGATATACCAAAGTGGTGGATCATCCGATCAGCGCCACCTATCTGATTGCGCAAAGCGGAATTCAGTTACGGCAGAAAAACGGATCGCCTTCCCGTCTTTTGGTTCAGGCGCAAAATAACACGCAAACCGCATCCGCCATTTTACAGGCCATCGCCACCGATTCGGACGACGACGTCCCCAATACCCTGGATTTCGAATCCACGGTTCTTCACGAAGACGCAACAGGCGCGGGGCTTGGCCGATTTTGTAAATGGCCGCAAAACCAGATTGCCTATTGCAACGGCCTGGAAACGCTGATTTACGGCGGGGATGAAATGCCGCCCGCCGCGTTTATTCTTTCACTGACGCCCGCCGCCGATGAATTCCCGGACCCGATTGACTACACGGACGTCATTAAAAATGACCTCAAAACCGAAGGGAATGTTGTGCCGGTTACGGCAATCATATCCGCCGACACCTACACGAAACTGCTCTTGTCGTGCGACGGAACCAATGGAAGCACCACTTTTACCGACACATCGCCATCCGCTCACACGATTACCGCCCACGCCGACGCGCAATTATCTACCGTATTCAAGCAATTCGGGACGGCATCCGGTTCGTTTGCCGGAACCGGCTATTTGACCGCCCCCGATCATGCGGATTGGAATTTCAGTACGGGCGACTGGACGATTGATTTTTTTGCAAAATTAACCGGAACCAATAATGGGATCGTCGGACAATATACCGATACGGTTAATTACTGGTATTTAAATATCAATCAAACGTTGGATTCCCACTTCGGTCATTTTAAAGTCGTGGTTGGCGGAACGACAAAGGCCGATTATGAATTCTGGATCACCTGTTCGTCATCCATCATCTGGAATACGTTCAACCATTTCGAACTGGTGCGTCACGGCGCAAGCGTAGTGCTCTATTTTAACGGAACCCTGCCCATCGCCACCACTCCCAATGTTGCCATCAGCACCAACGCCATGCCAGACCTGGCCGCCTCCCTGACCATCGGGTCCGCCTATGACGGCGCTTATATGACGACCGGCAATATCGACGAATTCCGCATTTCCAAAGGCATCGCACGGCATACCACTACTACTTTCACCCGACCGTCCACCGCATACGAAGTCTTGACGACACGAAACATGATGGCCATTGTCACCAACCGGGCCATAACCTCGGCCAAGTTCTACCTGTCCAGTCTCAACGTACTGCCCGGTTCGATCATCACCGGAACCTACTGGAACGGTTTTGCCATGACACCACTGACGCTTACGGACAATACCGTCGGGTTCAGTGTGGACGAAAAAAGCATTGAATTCGAATCCACCACCGGCCAGGCATGCCCGCGCCTGCTTTGCGGCCGGTACGGATATGTTTACCAATTTTCGCTCACCAACATAGACGCATCCATCTATAAAGTAACCGTCAATCAGCCCATACAAACCATTACGGATATATGGGACGGAACGCACCGCCCCGTCATCGATTGCCGCGTGTATCACAGCAGCATATTGGTTGACGCCACGCAAAACGTCGCCTCCGAGACGGCGGCGGGCGTTACCGGTTCATCCGCCTATGTGGCCGATGTTTCCGGATTGACCTCGTCGGAATATATTGAAATCCGCTGTTCGGAACGGTTCAGCTCCCTGCGCATCGGCATGTATGAGCGGGAAACCGGAAAAACCAATTCCAACACAGCCACACTGGTTCCACATCTCTGGAACGGTGATTCATGGTTTGTGCCGCAGGGCGTCATTGATACCACGCTGGATAAAGCCGGCAGCACCAAAACCTTGAATACCACCGGCTATCTTTCCTGGACGACGACACCATCCTTGCAGGAATTCAAGAAATATGACCGGGGCGAAACGCTCTGGTGTGTCCGGTTAGTTCCCAGCGCCACATTATCCGGCGCGGTCTGGATCGACTATATTGCGGCGATTCCCGCTCCGCAATTATCCAACAACCTGGGATACAAATTCCCGATGATGTTTCAAAATCGCCCCCTGCTTTGCAATCTGGCCACAACCGGCGAAGGAAACCG